CTGTTAAATTATCAGATTCTATTAATAATCATATTAAAAATATAACTGGTGCATTAACTAAATTAATAACATTAAATGGTATAACATATACTTCTTTAGATAATACACAAATAGGACAAAAAGAACAGACAGGATTAATAGGTGAGGAAGTAAAAGAAATATTACCAGAAGCAGTAAATATAGATGAAAATGGAAATTATAATATAGCATATGGAAATTTGGCAGGATTGATAATAGAAGCTATAAAAGAATTAAAAACATCAATTGATACTATAAATACAAAAATAAATACTATAAATACACATTTAAATATTTAAAATTCGTTTGAGAGTATTATAAGTTTGTTGATTATATTTTGTTGTGCCATTTTCAATATTTACTATAAAACTTTTTGGTAAAGAACAATTAACTTTTTTAGCTAATTGTTCTTGTGTTAAACCTAATTTATTTCTAGCAGCAATAATATTATTACATTGGTCCTTTGTATATGTAATAATACGATGTGCTTCATTATCATCTTCAATATTAACTTTATTGATATGAATATTTGATTTAGATGCAGTATTAGTTGATTTAGATACTGATTTTGATTTAGTTAAAACAACAGGATTTAAATCTTGATAATTTTTCCAATAATTAGCCATATTTATCCTTATCTCTATTATTATATTAATAATCATTTTTTTTATATCGAATAAATTGATATAAACATATGATATATATATTACAAATAAAATAAATGGCAGTCAAACAAATTATCGATAGATTTGTAAATTCAATTGATATGAATAATAATTATTCAACGGTTGAATTAGTTAAACTATTAAAAGAAGCTGCTAAAAATAATAAAAGTAAATCAACAAATGCATCAGGAGAACCAAAAGTTAAAAAAGCTCCATCTGCTTATAATCTATTTATTAAAGAACAAATGGAACTACTTAAATCAGATGGATGTACACCAAAAGAGCGTATGCAAAAAGCAACTGAGAAATGGAAAGAAATGAAAGCTAATAATCTAGTAGGTAAAAAAGAAGAACAAAAACCTGAACCAACAGAAGATAATTCATCAGTTGATGAGTAATTTGTTCTTTATTTGTCTTTATTTTTTTTAATTCGTGTTAAGAACTTCACGAACTCTCATAATCGCTTTACCCAATCGATTAGTACCAAGCCAATTATCAGGATGAGTATTAAGAGTATCGGTAATATTAAGACCATTACCCCAAATTTTATCATATGGAGAACATTCAACAAATATTTTAGTTCCTGTTTCCAATAATTTCTTTTTGAGATCTGGATTTTGGGAGAATTTGGCAAGATTAGCTTTGAATACAATTTCATCTGCTACCTTATTCCATTCAACTTCATTAAAATTCTTAACTTCGCGTCCTAGTTTCTTTTGGTCTTTTGGTTCAAATGCATTCATAATTAAATCATTTGTTTCCATATCATTAAAGAATTTAGCTTTTTCAGACATCATATATTGTTCGCAACAGTTATAAGTAATATCTTCAATAGTGAAAGGTATAATATACCATTGTGACGGATATAATGATTTGAAATAAACACCAGTATCATTTTCAAAGAACTTCTCATTGTGTTCTGCCATTTTTGTTTAACTCCTAATTATTTTTATAATAAATATAAATCATATTTTTTTTTAGTTTCTTATAAAAAATGATAATTATATTATTTATATATTTAATTATAAAATGACTAATATAAAACCTATTATAAAATGGGTTGGTGGAAAAACTCAAATTATTGATAAAATAATTAATAATTTTCCAAATGAAATTAATAATTATCGTGAAATATTTTTAGGTGGTGGAAGTGTATTATTAACATTATTATCTTATGTTAAAAAAGATATTATAAAAATAAGAGGTAGTATTTATGCATATGATTTAAATGGACCATTGATATATATGTATAAAAATATTCAAACACGACATAATGAATTATATGATTATTTAGAAGAAATAATAAATGAATTTAATAGTTGTAGTAATGATGAAATAAATAGAAATCCTATAAATATAGAAGAAGCAATTAAAAATAAAGAAAATTATTATTATTGGATTAGAAAGAATTATAATAAATTATCTAATGATGATAAAAATGATATTATAGGTTCGGCAATGTTTATATTTCTTAATAAAACCTGTTTTAGAGGTGTATTTAGAATAGGTCCTAATGGTTTTAATGTTCCATACGGACATTATAAAAATCCTGAAATTATAAATAAAAATCATTTAGAAGAAATTAATGAATTAATTCAAAATGTTATATTTGAATGTTGTGATTATTCTATATCATTAAAAACAATTGAAAATGATGATTTTATATATCTTGATCCACCATATGCACCTGAAAATAAATCATCATTTGTTGGATATACAAAAGAAGGTTTTAATATAGACCAACATATAAATTTATTTAAAATTATTCATAAAATAACAGATGAAAATAAAAAGATGATGTTAAGTAATGCAGATGTTTCATTAATTAGAGATAATTTTGGAGAAAAATATAAAATAGATGAAATTATATGTAAAAGAGCTATTAATTCTAAAAATCCAGATGCAAAAACAAAAGAAGTTATAATTATGAATTATTAATTTAAATAAAAAATGATATTATTTTTTTAACTGTCATAATAACTAAATGACGGATAATATAAAAATGAATAAAAAAGATATAATTAATTCTATTAATATACATTATTATAATAAAGGAATTACTTGTGGAAATATATATAAATTATCAAAAGAAAAATTATTAACAATACTTAATGATAATAATATTGAATATATATCAAAAGAAAAATTAAAAGAAGAGATAATAAATATTGAGAGATATAATAATTTAAGAGATGTTATTTATTGTAATTTTATAAAATATGAAAATATACCTTATGAAGTTATTTCAAAAATAACTCAAAATACATCAATAAAAGAATTAGAAGAAATTATTAATAAATATGATTTAAAAAATGAAATGAATTTTCAAAATGATAAAGAACTTATTCTAAATTTATTCAAATCCTATAATTCTTATTGTAAATCTTCATCTATCCCTAATAAATGTAATTATTCTACTCTACCTAATATTATAAAAGCACTTAAAGAATTAATTTAAATCTCCTTAAATGTTTTTATAAATAATGCTGCTGAGATTTTAGTATCAATAATAGGTTTAGGATAATTAATATTAGGATATTGTTTTTGTTCCCAATTTAATATTATTTTATTAGATACATCTTTTAATTCTGGTATCCATAATTTTATATATTCACAATTACTATCAAATTTTTTCATTTGTAAAGTTGGTGAAAATATACGAAAATATGGTTGACTATCTGTTCCAGTTGATGCACACCACTGCCAACCACCATTATTTGAAGATGGATCATAATCTACTAAAGATGTTGCGAAATATTCTTCACCTTTACGCCAGTCTATTAATAAATTTTTAACTAAAAATGATGCTACAACCATACGACATCTATTATGCATCCATCCAGAAATTTTTAATTGTCTCATAGCAGCATCTATTAAAGGAAACCCAGTTAAACCATCTTTCCATTTTTTAAATAATTCTTCATTATCATTCCATTTAATATTCTCATATTTCTTATTAAAAGATTTTTGAAAAATATATGGAAAATAATATGTAATTATAGCATAAAAATCATGCCAAAACAACTCTCTAATTATTCCATGATTTAATGGTAATAAATAATATATTTCTCTAATACTAATACATCCAAATTTAATATATGCACTTAATTTAGTAGTTTTATTTAAATATGGATAATCCCGTTCTTCATCATAATTATTAAAATTACCTTTCTTTAATTTTTCTAATATTTCTAATGCTTTTTTTCTTCCTCCATTCACTAATATTTGTTTATTTTCTTTAGGTCTTAAATATTCATAATCTTTTAATGTTTTTGATTTAACATCTTTGATAAAATTATATTTCTTATTTATTAATAATGGTTCAGGTTTTTTTAAAATACCCTTCTTATAAAATGGTGTAAATTTTAAATATGGTTCATTATTATCCTTTAATATATCACCTATCTTATGTAATGTATAATCTTCAAATGCAATTATATCAATCGAATTCTTTTTCGCCCAATTATTAATATCATTATCTCGTTTTTTAGCAAATGGAGTATAATCAATATTATAAGCAATTATATCAAATTTATTCTTTTTATGAATATCTTCTATTATAGGTATATCATCTGTAGTTGTATAATAAAAATTTATAAAAGATAATTCTTCTAATGATTCAAATAAAAATTGAACGGCATTCTTAGAATAATATTTATTTTCTTTAGCTTCTATTTGTTTTTTGTTAAATATAAATATAGGTATTATTTCAATATTTGGATATTTATTAATAACTCTATTTAATGTACTATTATCATATGTTCGTAAATCCCTTCTAAATATAAATAAAACCTTCATTATATATAATTATATGATACAATTATTATCCTTTGATATAGGTATTAAAAATATGGCATATTGTTTTTCTGTATGTGATAATAATGAATTTAAAATAATGAATTTAAATAAAATAGATTTAAATTCAAATAAAAATAATATTCAAAATATTATTGATAATACTATTGAATTTTTAGATGATATTATGAATACATTAGAAATTGATATTAATTCTAAAATAATTATTCTTATTGAATGTCAAATGACTTCAATAATGAGAACTATTCAAACATGTATTAATACATATTTTAAAATTATAGCTAATCATCAAAATATTGATATTGAGACTATTTATGTATCACCTAAACATAAATTAAAATTAATGGATATTTATTCTGATACTATTATGAATGATAAATATAAACAAAATAAATTTGATTCAATATTCTATTCTAAATATTTATTAACAACAACATTTAAAAATGATAAAATTTTAGATATTATTAATTTAGAAAAGAAAAAAGATGATTTATGTGATGCTTTTTTAATGTGCGTATATTATTATTCCCAAATTTATAAAAAATAAAATTATTTATATAATATAGATTTATTTATAAATTAAATGGCAGAAAATAATGAAGAAGTTAGTACTGGTAATATTATAGGATCTATATTTTGGTCTATATTTGTAATTATATGGATAATATCTGCAATTATTGGATTTATTATGTCTTTAATTTGTCTTTCATATAATGGTACAACTGGATCAAAAGTAGCAGGAGTTTTACTATCATTATTCTTTGGACCTTTCTATTGGTTCTATTATATATTTAGAACTACATATTGTACCAAAGATTATATTTATCCACAATAATAATAGAATAATGATATTAATATTATTATATTTAATATGGCTTATCGCAGGTTTAGCCGCTTTTATAGCATCTATTGTATGTCTTGGTTATAATGGTAGTGGTGGAGCTAAAGCAGCCGGATTTTTATTAGCATTATTCTTTGGACCATTTTATTGGATATATTATGCATATAGTGTTAATTATTGTACTAATTAATATTTATTTGCTATTTTAATTAATTGTTGAATTGTCTCAGGTGTATAATCTAATATATTATTTACTTCTATAGCATTTGCTAAATTTATCCAAAATTTATCATTCTTATAATTATTATTTTGTTTATTTATTTTTGCTAATGTTTTATATAACCATTTATATAATTTTAATTTATTTTTTACACTACAATCACTATGATTATAAGGACAATACATACCATCAATTAAATCCTTTGACATATAATCAGGAATAAATGCTTTAGTATCATTAAATAATGTATAATTATATTCTTTACAATGTATATGATAGTCATTATAATTAATATATACAGCTGAATCATCTATTATAATAATATCACTGTCTTTCGCATTTTTTATTTTAGGTAATATCTTATTTATTGATTTACTATATAAGATATTTGTCTTATCTTTTGTAATTTTATTATTTAATATACAATAGTTTCTCGCAAATATAGGTCTGTTGAATTTTATATTATTTTCTTTTTCTATTAATTTTATTTGAAAATTAGCCCAATTATAACTAGATGCTGTGTATATGTAAAATGATACATTGTTTTTATAAAATTCTCGCATTTTATTTATAAAATATACAAAATAAGGTCTTATCAATTTAACCTTTTCATTATATTGAGGTGATAATATTTTTTTAATATTTATTTTAGGACTATTATATGATTTCATTATTTCGACATTATTATATAATTGTAATTGATATGTACAATTACCTATAATAGTATTATCTAAATCTATTATAAATATATATTTTTTCATGTTTATCTGTATAATAATTTTATTTTATTTATAATGATATAATAGAAAAAAATATATGTCTTATAATAAATCTATATGTACTAAATGGATAAATAAACCATTAATACGTGAAAAGCCGTACTCCATACCTGATAATTTTTGGCATAACACCTATGTACAAAAAGGTCAAAATGGGGGGGGGGATAACAGCA